TCTTCTTCTGAAAGTATTGTTTCCAATGAAACAATTGTAGTTGATTATTCATATTATCTTGGAAGATTAGATAGATTGTATCTAACTAAAGATGGATTGTTTGAAATAAAAAAAGGAGAACCATCCGAAAATCCAAAACTTCCTGTTCCAAATAATGAAGGATTTGAAGTTGCAACAATTTCAATGAATCCTTATGTAATCAATGCTACTAATGATTGTTCAATAAAAACTATACCTCATAAGAGGTATACTATGAATGATATTGGAAATCTTGAAACCAGAATTAAAACATTAGAAGATTATACAACTCTTTCTTTACTTGAAACTGATACAAAAAATCTTTCAATTAAAGATCCAAATACTGGACTTGATAAATTTAAATCAGGATTTTTTGTAGATACTTTCAGAAATCACGAATCTCATAATTTGACGGGTGATTCTAAATTTGATATTGATATAGAAAATGGAGAATGCAGACCAAGATCAACAGAAAGAAATGTTTCTTTAATTTTTGAAACAAAATCATCTTTGGCAAATCCAACAAATTCAGACTATCGTTGGATTGAAGATTTTGAATCTGACAATATTACAAGAAATGGTGTAGGATTAACTTTAAAATACACTGAAGTTCCATTTATTGTCCAAAGTCTTGCAAGTAGAACAGAAAATATAAATCCTTTCCACATAGCATTATATGCTGGAGCAATTGAACTTACCCCAATATCTGATTTCTGGATTGAAGAAGTTATCCTGGAAACTCCAGATGTAATAAAAATTGATTCCGCTTTTGGTGCTGTTGCAGAATTGCTCGGAGTAGAGGATAGAGAAAACGGTGGAATGTCTGCAAGTTATTGGAATTCGCACGAAACAACTTGGACTGGAAGAGAATTAATTAAAGAAGAATTAGTTAATAGTGATTTAATTTCATCAAGTTCTGTTGTTGATAGACAATCTAGAAGTAGAGGACCAAGATTAAGAGATGTAACTACTACTACTAATGTACTTTCTAATGATTATTTACAAACAATCCAACAAACAGGAATAGATAAAACTTTTGGTCTACAATTGACTGCAGGTGAAGAAAAAATAAGTCTTGGTAATAGAGTTGTTGGAGTTGATGTTTTATATAATTGTCGTTCTAGAAATATTGAAGTGGTTGGAAATAAATTAAAACCAAATACAAGGTATTATGTTTTCTTTGAAAATACAGATGTAACGGAATATTGTACTCCAAAACTTTTACCAATTACAATGACAAGAGGGTCATTCTCAACTTCTGATATTGTAAGAACTTCAGTAGCAACACAATCAGTTGGAAATCCTCAAATTAAATTTAGAGTTGCACAACTTAATCACAAATTTGGTGATTTCAAAACACCGACTGTAACTTATAGTGCAGATCCATATACATTATCTCCTTTAGGATCATCATATTCAAGCACTAGTGCGATTGTAAACCTTGATACTGGTGATTTGGCACTTCTAGTTGATCCATCACGTTCTGGATGGGTTAGAAAAGGTTCTGTGATAGCAAATGAATCTGGAACTGCTGAAGCTGTTGTTAATGAATTGAGTTTAAAGAGTGACGAAAAGGGAACTCTTATTTTCTCGTTATTTATTCCAGATCCAAAAATTCCAAGTAATCCTAAATTTACCACTGGACAGAATACAATTAGAATTACAACAAGTCCAACAAATGCAAATAATTTAGATCCAGGAGAAAGTTCTGCACAAACAACTTATTTTGCTACTGGTTATGCACAAAATACTCAAGAACAAACACTTTCAATCAAAACTCCAGAAATTGAAAGAAAACAAATTGGTTCTGATCAACCAATAACACAAATAACACAAAATCTTGATGAAAATAGAATTGAAACCAGAACAAATGTTTCTGATACTGGTTGGTATGATCCTCTTGCTCAATCTTTCTTAATTGAGAGAGACAAATATCAAGATGGAGTATTTGTTACTGGTGGAGAAGTCTACTTTAAAACAAAAGATGAAGTTTCTCCTGTAACAATTCAAATTAGAACTATGAGAGATGGTTCTCCAACTGGAGTAATCGTTCCCTTTGGGGAAACTCAAGTTGACCCAAAAGATATTCCACTTTCTGTGGATGGAAGTGCTCCAACCACGTTTAATTTTTCAACTCCAGTCTATTTGCAATCTGGTTATGAATACGCACTTGTTTTGGTATCACCAACTAGCAAATACTTAACATTTACATCTAGAGTCGGTGAAGAAGATTTGATTCTTGGTTCAATAAGCAACAAACAACCATATATGGGTTCATTGTTTAAATCACAAAATGGATCTACTTGGGATGCAAGTCAATTTGAAGATTTGAAGTTTAAACTCTTTAAGGCAAAGTTTGTAACAAATACTCCATCTAGTTTCATATTCTATAATTCCGATCTTCCAAAAGGTAAAATTCTAAAAGAAAACCCAGCAACTTCATATTCTAAGAGACAATATGTTTCAATTGCAAATACAACTATTCCATTTTCTCAAGGAAATAGTTTAACTCAAGCATCATCTTATGGTAATATTTTTGATTATGGTGGTCCAGTCGGATTGGGAACAACTTCTTTAGTTGTATCTTCTACTGGAATTGGATTAACTGATGGGACTTTTACGAATATTGGATTTAGTGCAATAACTGGTTATGGAAGTTCTTGTGTTGCAACAGTAACTATTCTTAGTGGTTCTGTAACTAATTTTAATATAACAAATGGGGGATCTGGATATAGAGTTGGTGATTTAATTTTAGCAAATCAATTAGGAAATACCGGAACTGGAGTAAGAGCAACAGTTGGAATTGTTTCTACTACAAATCTATTGGTTATTGATGATGTAAATGGATCATTCAATACATCAAATTCTTTGACCTATTATAATTCTACTGGTTCATCGTCTGGACTTGCTGCTCCAACTTCTGTTAATGATGATCCAATCAGAGATGGATATACATTATTATTTGATCATAGAAATCATGGAATGCATTCAAGTTCAAATAAATTAGAAGTAATTAATTTCAATAGTGACACATCTCCAACAATTCTTTCTTCATCTATTTCGGATACATCAACAACAATAACTGTAAATAATGCCGGAATATTAACTTCATTTGAAGGTTCTGCTATAGGTGTTGCTAATACTGGTTATTTGTTAATTGATAATGAAATAATTTCTTATAATTCTATTGCAGGTAATGATATTACAATTACTGGAAGAGCAATTGACAATAGTTTGAAGACAACTCACGCAGCAAATTCATTGGTATATACTTATCAATTTAACTCTGTTTCATTGAGAAAAATCAACAACACACACAATATTGATTCAAGAGAAAAAACATTTGATAGTTATTATTTAAAATTAATAGATACATCAAAATCATTCAAAACAACCAAATCTGGTGGTGGAAAAAATCTTGAAGTTTCTCAAAATATCCCATTTGAAGTTATTTCTCCAAGAGTAAATGCAATCACTCCTTCAGGAACAAATATCACAGCAAGAGTCAAAACAACTTCAGGAACAAGTATCAGTGGAAATGAGGCATCATTTGCAGATCAAGGATATGAAAATGTTTCTTTAAACAAATTGAATTACCTCAATAGTGCAAGAATTGTGGCATCAAAGGTAAATGAATATAATTTACTTTCAAATCAAAAATCATTTGCACTTGAAATGACTCTATCTACAACAAAAGAAGATGTATCACCATTTATTGATTTGAACACTGCAAATATCATCACAATTAGCAATTTGGTTGATGATAAAGTTGATGATTTCGAAACTGATAGTAGATGCAAAATTCCAGGAAATGATCCAAATTCTGGAATATATGAAACTAAAAAAATAGCTTTAGAGTTTCCATCAAACTCACTTTATGTTCAATTTGATGGACATAAATTTGCAGGAGCAGATATTAGAGTTATGTATAAACTTTATAGAAATGATAATTCAGATTTTCAACAAATTTATACTCTATTTAATACTAATGGGTTGCCAGATAAAGTAGTAAATCCAAATAATAATTTAAATCAATTTAGTGAATATAAATTTACTGCTGAAAATCTACCACAATTTAATGGATTTATGATTAAAGTTATTATGACTTCCAATGATCAATCAAAACCACCTAGAATTAAAAACTTCAGGTCAATTGCACTTCGTTCATATGCAGCAGAATGAATAATTATTTAATAGTAAAAACTGATAGGAATTTAATTAGAGATTTAAATTCTAATGCAATTGTCAATAAAAACAAAAGTGAATATGATCAATTTTTAAAAATATCAGAACAAAAATACAAAGAAAAAAAAGAATTTGAAAATTTAAAAGATGAAGTCAAGTCAATAAAAAATGATTTAAGTGAAATTAAATCACTATTGACTTTTATTGTGAATAAATGATTTATAAATAACTTAAGAAAGATCTTATCTGAATGTAGTAATGACTGTATATGTCAGTAACATAGTTATTAATGCTGGAAGTGACTTTTCACAAACTTTTAATCTTGAGAATGTTGCAAATTCACCGTTGAATTTGACTGGATATACTGGTTCTGCTTTGATGAAAAAACATCCAGCATCATTGGGAACTACTGCATCATTCGTAGTTTCGTTTCCTAACAGAATATTTGGACAAGTAGCATTATCTTTGGGATCATCTATTACTTCCACATTAAAACCGGGAAGATACTGTTATGATATATTATTGAATGACGGTTCAATCAAAACCAGAATTGTCGAGGGAAGTGCTATTGTTACTGCTGGAATTACTACCTAATAAAAATGGCAGACATTAAAGTAAGAGTTGGATCACAAAATGCAATAAAAGTTATTTCCACAACAGAAGCAAAATTAAAATTAGATGGATTGCTAGATGTTGATGTGACTGGAGCAACTGATGGAATGGTTTTGTTTTACAATCAATCAAATTCTAGATGGGAATCTGGAATAATAGATGGTGGAACTTACTGAATACTCAAAAAGATCAAGATAAATAAGAAGAGGCAAAAATTTAAAAAATGTCACAACCATCATCTCGCCAAGGATTAATTGATTATTGCTTGAGAAAGCTTGGATATCCAGTATTAGAAATTAATGTTGATGATGATCAAATAGATGATTTGGTTGATGATGCCATTCAATATTATAATGAGAGGCATTATGATGGAATCGAACGAGTCTATTTAAAACACAAATTAGATAAAGATCAAGTAAATACAATAAAAACAGGGGTTACAACATCAACTGCATCATCAAATGTTGGAGTAACTACAGTATCATACACAGAAACAAATAATTTTTTACAACTTCCAGATTATGTCATTGGAGTCAACAACGTATTTAAAGTTGATTCTAGCACCATATCTAGTGGTTTATTTAATCTCAAATATCAAATATTTTTAAATGATCTGTATTATTATGGGGCATTAGATCTTTTAAATTTTGCAATGACAAAAACTTATTTGGAGGATTTAAGTAGACTTTTAACACCAGACGTTCAAATAAGATTTAATAAAAAAAATCATAGGTTGTATTTGGATATTGATTGGTCACAAATGAGTGATACAAATTATTTAATATTTGATTGCTATAGAATGATAAATCCGTCAGATACGCCAAAAGTATATAATGATTTGTGGTTAAAAAAATATTTGACATCTTTAATTAAAAGACAATGGGGTCAAAATATGATCAAATTCCAAGGAGTTATGCTTCCTGGTGGTGTTCAATTAAATGGTAGACAAATTTATGACGATGCAGTTGCAGAATTGGATGAAATTGAAAAGCAACTTAAGGACGAATACGAATTGCCCCCAATGGATATGATCGGATAATATTATGTCACCACTTAATCCATTTTTTTTACAAGGCACTGCAGGTGAACAAAGACTAGTTCAGGATTTAATTAATGAACAATTGAGAATGTATGGACAAGATGTAGTATATCTTCCCAGAAAAATAATTAATAAAAAAACTGTTATTAAAGAAATAGTTGCATCAAAATTTGATGATTCTTTTAGAATTGAAGCATATTTAATGAATTATCAGGGATTTGGTGGTCAAGGAGATATATTATCAAAATTTGGAGTTCAAACTACAGATCAACTTACTTTAATAATTTCAAAAGAAAGATATGAAGATTTTATAACTCCATTTTTAAATGGAAATGATCAAATACAATTAACTACAAGACCAGAAGAAGGAGATTTAATATATTTGCCACTAGACAATACAATATTTGAGATTAAATACGTAGAAGGAAAAGCACCATTCTATCAGTTGAATAATTTATATGTTTATGAATTGAGATGTGAAGTATTTGATTATGCATCTGATGATATTATCGACACCTCAATAACTGAAGTTGATGAATCTGTAGATGATTTTGGATATATAACAACAATTAATATGGTTGGAAGTGCTGCAACTTCTGCAACAGCATCTATCAGTTTAAGTACTCCAATTGGTAAATCAGTTTCAAGTATAGATTTAATTAATGATGGGACTGGGTATTTGTCCAATCCTGTTGTTTCAATTTCAACTTCACCAAATGGCATTTCGGCAACAGCAGTTGCAATTATGACACATCGTTCTGGACAAACTGGAAATTCTATTGATAGAATTTTAGTAATTAATCCAGGATATGGATATACGATTGAACCAACAGTAACAATAAAAGCAAATTCTGGTTCTGGAGCAATTGCAAAAGCAGTTCTTTCTAATAATTCACTCTCAAGTATTAGTATAATTAATACCGGATTTGAATATTCATCAGCACCAATAGTTTCAATTTCCACTGCTCCTTCTAGTGGTACAAATGCCTCCGCACAAGCTTTTATAAATTCAGACGGAGAAGTTACTTCTATAAGATATATTAATGCTGGTGCTGGATATACAATAGCACCATCTGTCACATTTACATCACCTTCTGGCAGTTCATATGGAAATTATAAATTTAATGAAACTGTAAGGGGAGTTTCAACAGGAACAACTGCTTATGTATCCAAATGGGATTCTGACACCAGAAAACTTGAAGTTAAAGTTACTAGTGGAACATTTGCACTTGGAGAAACAGTTGTTGGTTTGGGAACAACTAGTGGTTATAGTTCAAGTTATAAAATTCTATCAATAGATAGAGATGATTTGTATGATCCATACGCAGAAAATATTTCTATAGAAGATGAAGCAGACAATATTCTAGATTTTAGTGAAAGAAATCCTTTTGGAGATTATTAAATCTAAATAATTAATAAAACTTTTAATATTATGTTTGGGCAATACTACTACCACGAAATAATTAGAAATACCATTATTGCTTTTGGTACTCTTTTTAATACCATTGATATTAAGCACAAAAAACAAAATGATGAAGATTATAGTATTATTAGAGTTCCAATTGCTTATGGTCCAGTAGAAAAGTTTCTTGCTAGATTAGAACAAAAACCAGACTTAAGAAAAAGAGTATCAATAACACTTCCAAGAATGTCATTTGAAATGACTAGTATTCGTTATGATAATAGTAGAAAAATTTCTACTATGCAAACATTTAAAGCAATAAGTCAAACTGATAACAAAACTATAAAAAAAATGTTTATGCCTGTTCCATATAACATAGGCATACAACTTTCCATTATGACTCAATATAATGAAGATGCTCTACAAATCGTAGAGCAAATTTTACCTTACTTTCAACCATCTTTCAATCTTTCTGTAGATTTGGTATCTTCTATTGGAGAAAGGAGAGATATTCCAATGATTCTGGAAGATGTATCATTTAAAGATAATTATGATAGTGGATATGAAGAAAAAAGAACTATTATTTACACATTAGATTTTACAGCAAAAACTTATCTATTTGGACCTGTTCCAAATTCCGATGAAGGATTTATCAAAAAAGTACAAGTTGATTATTATAGCAACACAAATACTAAAAATGCTTCTAGACAACTTAGATATGTTGCAGAACCAAGAGCAATACAAGATTACAACGATGATCACACTACAACATTAGCAGAAAATATTGACGATGAAATAACAACATTTGATGTTGGAGATTCCACAAATCTATCTGTCAATGATTATATTCAAATTGATACAGAATCAATGTTAATCAAATCAATTGATGGAAATACATTGACTGTAGCAAGAGGTAAAGATAGCACACCAATTGAATCCCACACAAATGGAAGTTATATTAATTTAATTAATTCTTTAGATGATGATTTAATAGAACAAACTGATGATTTTGGATTTAGTGAATATCGTTATGACTACAATGACGGAAAAGTATATAGTCCAACTAAAGGTATTGATGTATGAATAACAAATTTGAAGAAATTAATGAAGCATTAGAGATAGAGGCAACTCCCATAGAAAAGGAAATTATAAAAAGATCTCCATCAAAATTATCTATACCAATAGATAAAAATGATTTAGATGCCGATTATGAATATACAAGAGGACATTATTATGCTTTATTGGAAAAAGGACAAGAAGCAATTGATAGTATATTAGAATTAGCACAAAGTTCAGAAAAAGCAAGAGACTTTGAAGTTGCACTTCAGGGAATTAAAAATATTGCCGACGTTGCCGATAAACTTATGGACTTACAACAAAAAAATAAAAAAATAAGAGAAGAAGAAACAAAACGACCATCTACAGTAAACAATTCTGTATTCATTGGTTCAACGGCAGATCTTCACAAATTAATCAAAAATGGGATAAACCCTGAAGATAAAACTAAATAATAAAAGGTAGAGAAAAAACAATGAGCATTAACTCTTTTAAAAATTGGAGATTCATTACAGATATGATGATTTGTAATTCCATCATATCAGAAGATTATGAATTTTCAATGGCAAGAAGTGAGTTAAAAACTGCAAAAAATGCAATTGACAGATTATTGAAAAAATTGAACGGTGAGGGAAATTTAGAAGCTTGGATACAATCAAAAATCACGAAAGCTGCTGATTATATTGATACTGTTGCTGACCATATGGATAGTGGAGAGTCAGAAACAGAAGTTAATGAGCAATTAAAACCACATAAAACGGTAGAGCAAATTGCAAGGAAACATCGTATGAATGTTTCGGATATTCAGAAGCAACTTGATATGGGTGCTCCTATTGAACACGAACACACAAAAAATAAAACTTTAGCAATTGATATTGCTCTTCAACATCTTGATGAAATTCCAGATTATTATACTCGTTTGAAAAAAATGGAAGCATCTGCAAAAAAAGAGCATAAAAAGTTCAAAGATGTTAAAGAGACAGTGACAATTGAAGATGCAAATGGAAATACCTTTTTAGAAATTATAGATTTAATCAAATCAGAAAAAATGAAAGGTATTAGTGAAGGAAGAAAATCAGGAGATTATTCTTTACACGATTGGTTTTCCAAAAGTAAATCAAAAGATGGAAAACCAGGATGGGTTCAATTGGGAGGGAAATATGCTGGGAAACCTTGTGCGAAGCAACCAGGACAAAATACTAAACCAAAATGTGGTTCGTCAAAAATGGCTGCAAATATGTCTGATGATGAAGAAAATGCAGCAGCAAGAAGAAAGAGAAAAGAAGATCCAAACCCAGACAGAAAAGGTAAGGCAATAAATGTTGCAACAGAAGAGTATGTAGAAGAAGATGCCTGTAAAACAAAAGTCAAATCAAGGTATAAAGTTTGGCCTAGTGCTTATGCTTCTGGAGCAGTTGTAAAATGTCGTAAAGTTGGTGCTGCAAATTGGGGAACAAAATCTGAAAGTACTGATTCACTTGGGGGTGATTGGCATACTTTAATTCGTGAAAGAGCAGATAGATATTGTCCAAAATGTGAAAAACTCGAAAAAAGAACAGAATGTAAGTATGGTACAAAATATTGGGATATGTTCTCCTTACCAGCAGAGATAATTAGTTCAAAAAAAGATTATAATATAACAATGCCGTATCCTGCAAATGAATCAGCAACAATTGAAGATATAGATGAAAACTATCTACGAATACAAACTCGCGGAACAACTTATAGTATACTACTAAATTGGAGAGGGAAATATATTACATCACAGATGTTTTTCCCGCAATTCACAAGACCAACGAAAAAACAAGTCACGGATGAAGTAAGAAAAATTTATCCAAATGCAATTGTCTTGTCATTTAATCCATCCACAAAAGACCCAACAAAACCATTATTATTTACTGGAGATACAAATGGACCCAAACAGTATTGAACTTAATAATTTGAGTAAAATATTTGAATATGAAAAAATTTCAAGAGAAATAGACAGTTGTGATGATATAAAATTTGTAAAAAATCTTGCTAAATCTTTTATTAAACTTTATTTTAAGCAACAAGAAACATTATCCGCAATAGAAACAAACATAATTAAATAATGGTAGAAAAACATTATAAGGGAAATCCCAATTTAAAAGCTGAAAACGTTCAAATTGAATTTACTAAAGAAAATATTGAAGAATATATAAGGTGCAAAGAAGATCCAATATATTTTGCAAAAAATTATATAAAAATTGTTTCTCTTGATGATGGATTAATTCCATTCAGTATGTATGATTTTCAGGAAGAATTGATTACAAACTTTCATCAAAATAGATTTAATATTGCAAAACTTCCTAGGCAGACAGGAAAATCAACAACTGTTGTATCTTATCTTCTTCACTATGCCCTTTTTAATGATAATATACGAATTGCAATTCTAGCAAACAAAGCAGCAACTGCAATAGAACTTTTAGGTAGATTGCAACTATCTTATGAGAATTTGCCAAAGTGGTTGCAGCAAGGGGTTGGTTCTTGGAACAAAGGTTCTTTGGAACTTGAAAATGGTTCTAAAATTGTAGCAGCATCCACATCATCATCTGCTGTTAGAGGAAACTCTTTTAATATTATTTTCTTGGACGAATTTGCGTTCATTCCAAATCATATCGCAGAACAGTTTTTCTCTTCTGTGTATCCTACTATTTCTTCAGGATCAAGTACAAAAGTCATTATCATCTCAACTCCTAATGGGATGAATATGTTTTATAAACTTTGGCACGATGCCGAAAGAGGAAAGAATGGTTATATTCCACTCGAAGTTCATTGGTCTGCAGTGCCTGGAAGGGACGCAGAGTGGAAACGACAAACAATTGCGAATACTTCTGAACGACAGTTCACACAAGAGTTTGAGTGCGAATTTCTTGGGTCTGTTGATACTTTAATTACTCCATCCAAACTTAGATCAATGGTTTATGAAGATCCATTGAAAAGGAATAAAGGTCTTGATGTATATTACGAACCAATTGAGGACAATAGTTATTTGATGACTGTTGACGTTTCTAGAGGTATGAGTAATGACTATTCTGCATTTGTAGTTTTTGATATTACTACTTTCCCATATAGAGTTGTTGCAAAATATAGAAATAATGAAATAAAACCAATGCTTTTTCCAAATATCATACATGATGTTGCAAAAGCATACAATAAATGCTTTGTTTTAGTTGAGGTTAATGATATTGGAGAACAAGTATCAACAATACTTCACTTTGATTTGGAATATGATAACATTTTGATGTGTTCAATGAGAGGTAGGGCAGGACAATTAGTTGGGCAAGGATTTTCTGGAAAGAAATCTCAACTTGGTGTGAAAATGTCCAAAACTGTAAAAAAAGTTGGATGTTCAAATTTAAAAACAATCATAGAAGATGATAAATTAATAATTAGCGATTATGACATTATTAGTGAATTGACAACTTTTATTCAAAAAAATCAATCATTTGAAGCAGAAGAAGGTTGTAATGATGACTTAGCAATGTGTTTAGTAATTTTTGCTTGGTTAGTTATTCAGGATTATTTTAGAGAAATGACGGATAATGATGTCCGCAAAAGAATATATGAAGAACAGAAAGATCAAATTGAAGCGGATATGTCTCCATTTGGGTTTATTTCTGATGGAATTAATGAAGAAACTTCATTTGTAGATGTTGATGGAGATAGATGGCATATAGATGAATATGGAGACAGATCTTATATGTGGGAATATAACTAAAAAACAATAATTTATAAATACTTCTAGACAAAATGAAACTTCTTTAGAGGGAAAAACATGTCGCTAAACTTAGTATCTCCGGGCGTCAAAACGAGAGAAGTTGACTTGACTATTGGGAGAATTGATGCAATTAATGATCAAGTCGGCGCTATAGCAGGACCATTTGAGAAAGGACCAGTAAATGTTCCTATCTTAATTGAAACTGAAAACGATCTTCTTAAAACATTCGGTAAGCCTCTTTCGACTGATGCTCAATATGAGTACTGGTTAGGTGCGTCATCATATCTTTCTTATGGTGGCATTCTTAGAGTTATTAGAACAGATGGAGACAATTTAAATAATTCAAATGCTGGTGTTTCCGTAGCATCAACTACGCTTAAAATTTCTACATATGAAGATTACATCAATAACCAACAAACTGCAACATCTTGGTACTATGCTGCCAAGAATCCAGGAAAGTGGGCAAATAATTTAAAAGTTTGCACGATTGATGCTTTTGCTGACCAAACTATTTCAGGCATATCAACTACTGGTGTATCTGTTGGAATGGGAATCACCCAGTCAATTGATGGTAGAGTGATTGCTGGTGCAGGATCAACTTCTTCTGCTACTGGTTATTTGAGAGGAATTATCACTGGTGTAGGTGCAAGTGAACTGTATGTAAAAGTATCTGAAACAGTTTCTGGAACAACAGTTTCGCAAATTGCTTATACTGAAGGAGGTACATATGCATTCCAAACTCCAACAACATCTACTGTATCAACAACAGTTGGAGTTGCAACAACTTCTGGTTTTTTGAGTGAATCGTTTGATGTTTCAATTACTGGAATCGTAACAACTGGAATTCTACTAGGTGATATTGTTTCTGGAACAAGTGTAGCAGCAGGAACAACGGTTGTTTCTATTGGAGCAAGTACAATTTTTGTTGACAAAACAATCACAGCAGGTATTGGAACAACAACGTTTACTTTTACAAGAGGTTCTACGTCATCAACTGTTTCAAATGCAATTCGAGTAATTACTACAGCAGGTGTAACAACTAGCTCAATTGCTTCTGCTACATTGTCAGATTGGTACAATCAACAAACTTTAGGTCTTACCAATACTACAGTTTATTGGAAATCTATTGCAGAAAAACCAAAAACTTCACAATATTGTGTAGAGAGAAATGGTCGTAATGACGAATTCCACCTTGCAGTTGTAGATGATACTGGTTTGGTAACTGGTATTGCTGGAAATGTTTTAGAAAAATATACTTACTTATCAAAAGCACTTGATGGTAAGATTTCACCAACAGAACCAGTATACTATAAAGATTCCATTGCAAATAAATCTTCATATATTTTTGCTGGGTATGCACCAACTGGAACTGCTACTGGATTTGCATCAACTGTAGGACTTACCGCTACTGGAACTGGAAATTGGGGAGCAAATGCACAAGGAACTACATTTAGTGCTGCTGGAAATGTAACTTACAACTTAACTGGTGGTGTTGACTATTCTGCAAATGGTGGAATGGATGCAACAATCGCAAATATAATTTCATCTTACAGAATTCTTACCAATCCAGCAGAATATTCAGTCAATTTCTTAATTTCTGGACCTTCTGGTGGTGTTACAATTTTTGACTCACAAGCAAAAGCAAAGGAATTAATTTCTATTGCAGAACAAAGAAAAGATTGTATTGCAGTCATTTCTCCACACAGAGATGGAGTTGTAAATGTTACCAACTCAGATACACAAACACAAAACGTTATTAATTTCTTTGACTCAATAAATTCATCTTCGTATGCAGTTTTTGATTCTGGTTATAAGTATATGTTTGATAGATTTAATAACACCTTCAGATACGTTGCTTGTAATGCAGACGTTGCTGGATTGATGGCTAGAACATCAATCAATCAATATCCTTGGTTCTCCCCTGCTGGTTCGTCCAGAGGTGGAATCAATGGTGCTGTAAAACTTGCTTACAATCCCTCACAAGCACAAAGAGATTTACTTTATCCAAAGAGAATTAATCCAATTATTTTCTCTCCTGGTGCTGGAATCATCTTATTTGGTGATAAGACTGCACTCTCTTATGCTTCTGCTTTTGATAGAATCAACGTTCGTCGTTTGTTTTTGACAATTGAAGGAACAATTGAAAGGGCAGCAAGATCACAACTTTTTGAATTCAATGACGTAATCACAAGATCAAACTTTATTAACATTGTTGAACCATATCTCCGCGATGTCAAATCAAAGAGAGGAATTACCGATTTTGTTGTTATCTGTGATGAGACAAATAATACTCCCGATGTGATTGATGGAAATCAATTCAGGGCTGACATTTTCGTAAAACCTGCAAGATCAATCAACTTCATTGGACTTACCTTCGTTGCTACTCGCACTGGAGTAAGTTTTGAAGAAGTCGTTGGAAACGTTTAATTACTAGAGGTAAAACACAATGGCTAATCAGAACATTCCAAATACAAAAGACAGAACCCTTGAGCAATTCAAGGGAAGAATGCTTGGAGGTGGAGCGAGACCTAATTTATTTGAATGTGAATTAAATTTTCCAACAATTTCACTTCCAGATGGATCTACTGCAGATAGTTTATCTGATTCAACTAGATTCCTAATTAAAGCAGCAGTTCTTCCAGCATCAAATCTTGGTATTATTGATGTTCCTTTTAGAGGAAGAAATCTCAAGATTGCTGGAGACAGGACATTTGATCCTTGGTCCATTACTGTCATTAATGATATTAATTTCAATATCAGAACTGCATTTGAAAGATGGATGAATATAATCAATAAGCACGAAGATAATGCTGGATTGATCAATCCATTTGATTATCAACAAGATGCTATTGTTAGACAACTCGGAAGAGCAGGGATTAATGGAAATGTTCCAACCTCTGACACTCAACTTCCGGTATTGAAGCAATATAAGTTTTATGGGGTATTCCCAACTGCAGTAAGTGATATTTCACTTTCTTATGATTCTTCAGATACAATTGAAGAATTCACTGTAGATCTTCAAGTTCAATGGTGGGATGCTCTCAATTCTGATGGTACTACTCAACTTGGAACAGGATCATAAATACTAAAAAGTATTTAAATTTTTGATGGCTAAATTATTTGGTTTTAAAATACAGAATACTGGAGATGATAAGTCCAAAAAACTTATTTCTCCAGTTGCCCCTAATGACGAAGATAAGTCAGATTTTTATCTTTCTAGTGGATTTTATGGGCAATATGTAGATATTGAAGGAGTATATAAAAACGAACAGGACTTGGTAAGAAGATATCGTGAGATGTCTCTTCATCCAGAGTGTGATAGTGCTATTGAAGATGTAGTAAACGAAGCAATTGTATCGGATTTAAATGATTCTCCAGTAGAAATTGATCTATCAAATCTCCCAGCGTCAGACAAGTTAAAATCCATTATTAGAGACGAGTTTAGATATATTAAAGAGGTAATGGACTTTGATAAAAAATGCCACGAAATTTTTAGAAATTGGTATGTAGATGGAAGAATCTTCTACCATAAAGTAATTGATATGAAAGATCCCAGCTCTGGGATTCAAGAAATAAGATTTATTGATCCATTAAAAATTAGATTTATTCGTAAAGCAGAACAAATATCAAACAATAATCAATCTTCAATGTTTGTAAACAAAGAAGGTTTGGAACAATACCAAGCACCAACTATTGAAGAATATTATTTGTATGATCCAAATAGTCCAACTTCAAGTGGTGGAACAATTTCCTATAGAAATGAATCAAAAAGTGTAAAAATTGCAAAAGATTCAATTACATATGTAACTTCTGGATTAGTAGATAGAAATAAGCAAACAATCCTTTCATATCTACACAAAGCAATCAAGGCACTGAATCAATTAAGAATGATTGAGGATAGTTTGGTCATTTATAGACTTTCTCGTGCCCCAGAACGTCGTATCTTCTACATTGATGTTGGCAATCTCCCGAAGATTAAAGCGGAGCAATATTTGCGTGATGTAATGAATCGTTATCGCAATAAACTTGTTTATAATGCTGATACTGGAGAAATCCGTGATGATCGTAAGCACATGGCAATGCTGGAAGATTTTTGGTTACCACGTAGAGAAGGTGGTCGTGGAACTGAAATCACCACACTTCCTGGTGGACAGAATCTTGGAGAACTTGCAGATATTGAATATTTCCAAAAGAAATTATACAAATCTTTAAATGTTCCATCAAGTAGAATTGATGTTGGTGGTGGTGGATTTAATTTAGGAAGATCTTCAGAAATTTTAAGAGATGAATTAAAATTTACAAAATTTGTAGGAAGACTTAGAAAAAGATTTTCTGGAGTTTTCAATGATATGTTGAAAACGCAGCTTATCTTAAAGAATATTGTTACTCCAGAAGATTGGCAAGTTTTAAATGACCACATCCAATATGATTATGTTTATGATAATCATTTTTCAAACCTAAAGGAAAATGAACTTTTAAATGATCAATTAGGGGTTGTTGCAGCAATGGAACCATATCTTGGAAAATATTTTTCTGCACAATACATCAGAACTAAAGTATTAAAACAATCTGATACAGAAATTATAGAAATTGATAAGCAGATCAAAAAAGAGATTGAAGACGGTATTATTCCAGATCCAAATCAACCAATAGACCCAACAACTGGAATGCCCACGCAAGATATGAATGGTTCTATGGATTTGGGACAACCAATGATGGAACCAGGACTGGAAAAACAAGCAAAAGCAACGCAAATTCAAATGCCGAAAGGTGGAGAGATATAAATAGTTTTTAGTTATTATATACCAAAACAGTATGGATGATCTACTAGATATGATTGTTTCTGACGAATCCCCTTCACAAATTGCAGATAAAATTAAAGAAATTCTTTTTGCCAAAAGTGCAGAAAGAGTTGAGGCAGTAAGACCTCAAGTTTCTGCTGGTCTTTTTGGTGAACAAGATTCAGAAACATATGAAGATGATGAAAATGATGATGAGGATGAAGATTACACAGAGGAAGAAGAGTAATGACAGTACACAAACCAGTTGGTCTTGGTAGTTCTATTGCGGTTACTTCTGGAACCGCAACAACTTCATCTGCATTATCGGTTCAAACAAAAGCATTAAGAGTTGTAGCAACTGCTCCAGCTTTTATTGCAATTGGAACAAATCCAACAGCATCAACAACAGATTATTATGTTCCAAGTGGAGGAACTGCAGTTCTTGCATTAAGTCCAGCATCACAAACAGTTGTTGGAATCGCAACAGGTACTACAACTACAATTACTTTTCCAGAAGGAACTGGATCACCATTTGGAGTTGGAGATTTTGTATCTTTAACTTCTGTGGGACAACCATACTATAACTTTACATATCAACCTGTCACAGCAGTTGATTCATCAACTGGTTATAATGGTTATTTTTCTACTAGAGTTAGTATTGGAACAAATACTTCAGGAATTGCAACCGCATTCTCTACTGATGGTAATTTGAGGAAATCTATAAAAATATCGGCATATGGTGCCGGATCAGGATCTTTATATTATCAACAAATTCAAATTGCTGGAGACGCATAAAAATGAAACTAATCACAGAAGAAGTACAAAAAGTTGAATTTATTGTTGAAGGAAAGGGTGCTGAAAAGAAAATGTTTATTGAGGGCATATACCTTCAAGGAAATATGAGAAATCGTAATGGAAGAGAATATCCAGTAGATATTCTTAACCGTGAAGTAAATCGTTATAATGAATCTTTCATCCAAAAGGGTCGTGCTCTTGGGGAACTTGGCCACCCAGATGGACCAACAATCAATTTAGATCGTGTTTCTCATAAAATTACTTCACTTGTTCGTGAAGGAGATAATTTTAAAGGAAGATCGCAACTTCTTTCTACTCCTATGGGTAAAATTGCACAATCACTTATCGGTGAAGGTGTAACTCTTGGTGTTTCTTCTCGTGGTGTTGGTTCATTAATTCAAACGAATGAAGGACATAAAGTTGTTGGTGAAGATTTTATGCTTGCCACTGCTGCTGATATTGTTGCAGATCCTTCTGCACCAGATGCATTTGTAAATGGGATTATGGAAGGAAAAGAATGGATTTGGGAAGGAACTATTTTAAGAGAAAAGAATGCAAGTAACATTCAAAGAAGAATAAATACATTAGTTGATCAAAAGAGATTGGATGAACAGAAACTCAATCTGTTCAACGAATTTCTATCAAATTTATAATTTATAAATAAATATAGATTTAACACAGGTTTAATCGGAGAGTTCAAATGTCCCGTGGTAACAATTTACAAGAAATGGAAACAGGCACTTCACAATCTCGCACTGCTGTAAATGCTAACGCAAAGGCAGGCGATTCAATGCAAAAATTAGATGCAGGAGCAGTTGCTGGTCAAACTGGCAGTTGGGAAGATCTTGGTGGTCCTACCCCCGAAAATTATAGATCTGACGATGATTCAGCAAAATTAAAAACTCCTGGCGCAACGCTTAAGCAAGTTAAGGATGTTATTAATAAAGGTGCAAAACCTGCTGAAGCAATGAAGTCTATGAAGGAAGAGGAAGAACTCGAAGATGAAGATCTTCTTTCCGAAGCAGAAGAAAAAGAAGATGAGGATAGTGAAGAAGATGATGCAGAAGAAAAGAAAAATAAAAAGTCCAAAAAATCAGAAGACGAAGAGGATGATGAGGATGAGGAAGAAGATGCTCCTGTGAAGGAAGCATATGACATCGAAGAAGATGTCAATGCTCTTCTAGGTGGAGAAGATCTTTCCGAAGAATTCAAAGAAAAAGCAAAAATTATCTTTGAGTCAGCAATCAATTCAAAGATTGTTGAAATTCAAGAATCACTAGAAGCACATTATGAAGCTCAATTAATTGAGCAAGTTGAAGATATGAAAGTTCAACTCGCTGAAAGAGTTGATTCATATCTTGAGTATGTATCCGATGAATGGATGCAGGAAAATGCACTTTCAGTAGAAAGAGGACTTCAGGCAGAAATGACTGAATCGTTCCTTTCTGGTCTGAAAGGACTTTTTGAAGAACATTATGTAACAATCCCTGAAGATAGATATGATGTACTTGAGAGTATGGTAGACAAACTTGATGAAATGGAGACAAAACTCAATGAGCAAATTTCAAAGAACGTTGCTCTTAATCAAAAACTAGCAGAATCAGTTGCTGATGTAATTTTCAGTGATATTTCTGAGGGACTTGCAGTTTCTCAGAAAGATAAACTTGCTTCTCTAGCAGAAAGTGTTGAGTTTGAAAGTGAAGCAGAATATCGTGAGAAACTAGTAACATTGAGGGAAGCTTATTTCCCAAAGAATGCTGGTACTCAAAGAGATCATTCAGAAACATTAACTGAAGAAGGTTCAACTTATAATCAACCAGTTTCTGGTTTGATGGAATCATATCTTCAGACTCTGAATAGAGTTTCAAAAAAGTGATTTTTAAATCATAAATCAAACTAACAAATTTCCAAAAGAGGCAAAACAAATGCAAATGTTCAATGCAGAACAATTGCAGGAAAAGTGGGCACCACTTCTAAACTATGAGGGTCTTGATAAAATCAAAGACTCGCATCGCAGAATGGTAACTGCAGTCCTGCTAGAAAACCAAGAAAAATTTTTAAGAGAAGAGCGTGAGTTCCTCTACGAAGCTGGTCCAACCAACTCAGCTGGTACTGGTGGATTTTCAAACACTGGAACTGGTTCAGTTGCTACTGGTCCAGTTGCTGGTTTCGATCCAGTTCTAATCAGCTTAATCCGTCGTTCAATGCCTAACTTGGTCGCTTATGACCTAGCTGGTGTTCAACCAATGAACGGTCCTACTGGACTTATCTTTGCAATGCGTTCACGTTACGGAACAAATAGAACAACTGGATCTGAAGCATTCTTCAACGAAGCAGATACTTCATTCTCTGGCGAAAACGCAGCACAGAACCTCACAGGTTCATTCACTGATGTCGCTGCTGGTTTTGGTACTACTTCAAATCCAGCAGGAACAAATCCAGGTGTTCTGAACCCAGTTGGAACCGCAAGTACCGCTGGATATGCTACTGGTCAAGGAATGAACACTGGCGATTCCGAATCGCTTGGTGATGGCACTAGTGTGTTCAACGAAATGGCATTCTCAATCGAGAAAGTCACCGTTACTGCAAAGTCAAGAGCACTCAAAGCTGAGTACTCACTTGAGCTTGCTCAAGACCTCAAGGCAATTCACGGTCTGAATGCAGAAGCAGAACTTGCTAACATTCTCTCAACTGAAATCCTCGCTGAAATCAACAGAGAAGTTATCAGAACCATCTATAAGGTTGCTGAGCAAGGTGCTGCTGTTAATACTGCTACCGCTGGTATTTTTGACCTTGACGTTGACTCCAACGGTCGTTGGTCAGTTGAGAAGTTCAAAGGACTTCTATTCCAAATCGAGCGCGATGCTAACGCAATTGCACAAAGAACTCGTAGAGGAAAGGGTAACATGATCCTCTGCTCGGCAGACGTTGCTTCAGCACTCACCATGGCAGGTGTTCTTGATTACACCCCAGCACTTAACGCTAATCTTAACGTTGATGATACCGGCAATACCTTTGCTGGTGTACTCCAAGGTAAGTATCGTGTTTATATCGATCCTTATGCTGCTAACGTTTCTACAAACCAATACTACGTTGTTGGTTATAAGGGTTCTTCTCCTTATGATGCTGGCATCTTCTACTGCCCATATGTTCCTCTCCAAATGGTTCGTGCCGTTGGTGAGAACAGCTTCCAGCCAAAAATTGGATTCAAGACTCGTTATGGTCTTGTTGCTAATCCATTCGCTGAAGGCACTCAACAAGGTTCTGGTCGTCTTCTTGCTAACGCAAACCGTTACTACAGAAGAGTCCGCGTTGACAATTTAATGTGATCCATTGGTTCACAAAATTACTGGAGGGTTTTCGAACCCTCTTTTTTTATGCAAATAAATACAAATAAAAATGTCCCAGACACCATTCTCAAAACAATTATCAAATAGAAATTTCTTATCTCCAGCTGGATTTAAATTTTCTATTACAAAAATTCCAAAAGCAGATTTCTTTTCTAATTCTGCAAATATTCCAGGAATCAATCTTGGTGTTGCAATGCAACCAACTTACT